TCTTGGTATTGATAAGAAGGCAAAAGCCCTCGATTCATTCCATGAGTCCGAGGCTCGTTGTCGTACGACTAACCAGCGTTTACTCAATATGCCTCTTCATGATTTTCCGAAGAAAGCACGAGAGTCGATTGCTGTATGTCGTAAAATCCTAGGTAACCTGCGACGGAAAGATCTTGAATTTGTTCAAGAAAACTTCCGTTTCGGCCCTGGGGCGACAACCGGCGTGCGAGGCAGCGGTAGTGTGCTGTCAGACAAATACGATGAAGAAATTCATCTGACCTACGAACTTATCCCATTCTATCGAGCTATGCTCGGCGACAACTGGTGGTCTGAGAGGACCAATCCTGTAGTCGTAGAAGGAAATAAGTTCACTACCGTTCCGAAAAGTGCTAAGACTGATCGGGGTATTTGCATCGAGCCTACACTGAACATATATGGTCAGTTAGGCGTTGGTGCTTTACTCCGGTCTCGTCTGAAACACTTCGGCATCGACCTCACCACGCAGAGTACGAACCAGAAGCTTGCTTCTGAGGCGTACGATCGTAACCTTGCGACGATTGATTTGTCACAAGCTAGCGATTCTACTGCGTGGGGTCTCGTCCTGAGATTCCTACCTGCCGAATGGTTTGAGCTTCTAGATGTTTTTAGAAGTACTCATTCCTTCGTGGAAGGGTCTTACCTCGAGCTGGAAAAATTCAGCTCTATGGGCAACGGTTACACGTTTGAGCTAGAGTCGCTGATTTTTGCGTCTGTAGCTTACGCCTGTACACCGCTTGACGAGCACCATCTCGTTACAGTCTATGGCGACGATATTATCGTTCCACAGGCCTACGCGAGAGACGTCGTCGATACCTTAGAGTTCCTAGGCTTTAAGGTGAACGGACAAAAGAGTTTCCTGGCTGGAAACTTTTTTGAGTCATGCGGAACAGATTGGTTTAAAGGCCAAAATGTTCGTCCATTCTACTTACGGCAAGAGGGGACTCTCATCCCCTATTCGCTTCAAGTAGCCAACGCGTTACGTCTGTACGCCTCACGGCGTATGAACGGTTTAGCGTGCGACTCTCGCTTCAGAGCTCTTTGGATTAGCTTAGTCAAGCTAGTTCCTCGAGATTGGAGAAAGTGTCGCGTCCCTGTTAGCTTCGGCGATTCAGGCGTGATCTCTTCTTTCGAGGAGGCTCACGCCCGCCGTGCTAAGAGAGGCTGGGAAGGATGGAAAGTTCGGCATATAGTCCATAAGCCCATGAAACTTCGCAAGAAGACTCATGGCAGGCTACTTGCCGCGCTCGCATGTCCGAATTTACCTGAACCTACATATGGGCGTGAGCCCAGACGTGGGTACTTAGGTAAACCTCGGCTAGGAGTGACCACTGTGGGTAAGTGGTCACAAGGTCTTAGCTGGGTTTGACC